CAAACCATTTTATTAACAACAGCAGAGTTAGCAGTTGGATAAAACCACATAATCTCACCAAATAAATTATTAAGTCCTGCTGCAATCATTTGATTACCAGAATCTAAATTAACATCATCATATACAAAGTCTTCTACTAAACATGGTAATGTTTCAAGAGCTCCAGCGTATCTAAAGAAACCATTTTCTGACATCCAATATGCAGCACCATCTACCTCTACGGCTGCGTTCTTACCAACAAGTCCACAGTTGGTTCCAGCTTGCACAAAGGCAAATGTAAAAGGTTGACCTACAAACCTTTGTAGAAACAAAGCCGTATCTGTGTATACATAGATTGCATCTCTACCTCTAATAGCTCCCATGATCCGTGATCCGTCGGCCAGTCTTTGTGTGCCAGCTGTATTGGTTGCTGTAGGTGTATACGTGTTAATATCCTCTTGGTCCGAGAATCTAATAAACATATCGTCTTGTGTAGACTTTGTACCAATCGTTGTTTCTGTGCCAAAGAATACTAAGTGCCTGTCTGGTGTAGATACGAGCATGTGTCTTGATGCAGTTGGTGCACCTGAGATAATTGTGGCTCTAGAGTTAGTCGCATCTGTGGCTGCAGAGTTCCATTCAAATACTTCACCATCAACAATTAAACAAATAGCTTTGTCACCAAAGTTATCAATAGACCACATTCCAGGATCAACAATTAAGTCACCTGATGCTGCCTCACCCCATGCTACGAAACTAGATGAGTTGGTCACTGTAGCTCCTGCAGAGTGTGATGCTGCTGTTGTATTTCTAACACCTCTAGTTACACCTGTGAGTGTGTTTGTAGATATACCTGTGTAAGATATTTCTTCTGTTCCAATCTGCACAAAGTTTGTACCCGATGATGGAAACTGTGATGCATCATTTAATGTTATGCTTGTAGAGGACGATGATATGTCTGAAGATAAAACTGTCGTAAATGCCCCTACTTCTGTTCCACCCCAAGATCCAAGTGACCAACCAAAACCTTGTGATTGCACATCTGGACCTACTCTAAAATAATGTTGAACTCTAATGCCACCAGACTCTGTTGCTCCAGATCCAGTTTCGTTAGATGGCATAGTAATTGTAATTGTATTTGAAGATGGCACAGTTGTAACCATAAACCTTATGTCATCAAAATCATCAGAATCAAAATTAGAATTTGTTATTGTAGAAAAATTATCTAATAAAATTATATCCCCTGCAGATATATTGTGGTCTCCTGAAAAGTTTATTGTAACAGTAGCTGATCCGTTAGTCGTGCTAAATGCGTTTGTAAGCGTTGTAGTAGATTTAATTGGATGTATATCGTAGAACACACCAC